CGGAAACCGACGCGACCCTCAACGGCCTCGTCGGCACCTCAACAGCGTTCGAGCTCACCCCGGCCACGGGCAGCGTGTCAGCCACCAACCCGAAGTATTCGGGTTCGGTGCTCGTCACCTCCTACACGCCGATCTCGGCAGAGGTCGGTTCGCTGGCGACCCTGTCCGTCACATGGCCCGTAACCGGAGCCATTACCCGAGCCACTTCCTAACCAACAAAGGGGGGCCAGATGAACCTGACCTACAAGATCACCCACAACGGAACCACCCGAACCGTCAACGCCGGCCCAGCGGCACTCGTCGCATTCGAGCGACACTTCGGCGAGGGCGTATTCAAGGCAATCCACGCCCACCAACGAGTCGAACAAGTCGCATGGCTCATCCACCAGGCGCTCCTCAAAGAAGCCCAAGCCGAAGGTGGCCCCGCCGTCAAACCGTTCGACGGATGGCTCGAACACCTCGAACACATCGAGTCAACAGACGAGGAGGACGAACCGGTCCCTTTGGCTGGGACTCCCTAACCGTGCAGATCGCCGCCCTGGCGATCCGCACGGGTATCTCCCCCAGGGAGCTCGCCGCATGTGACGGAACAATGCTCGACGCAATCATCAGGGTGCTCGACCACCAGGGCAAAGAGCAACGAAAGGCCCTCGAGGAACAACGGAGGCGACGATGACCACAAGAAGCGACGCCAACGTATTCCAACAACTGCCCCGTGAAGGCTCCCGCCCGATCACGTTGAAGATGGACGAGGTCAAAGAGTTCCAGACACGGATACGAAAAGCAGCCAAAGCGGGAAACAACGACATCCGCAAAGCAGCCCGCAACGCAAACAAAGACATTGCATCCACCGTCGTCGTGCAAATCAAACGCAGCGCATACTTCCTCGCCTATCACCCACAGCAGTACGCCAAGTTCCTCCCATCGGTCAAAGCAGTCCAGGGCACCACCCCCAAAATCAAGATCGGTGGCGCACGCAACTTCCGGCGAGCCCGCTACCGCGGCGACAAACCCGTGAAGCTGTGGGAGGTCCAGGGCGGCGTCGAGTTCGGAACAACCAAGATCTTGGACCGCCTGGGACGACGCATGGGCAACAAGTTCGGTCCACGGAAGAAAGGCGGCTACGTCGTATTCCCCGTGATCCGATCCATGCAGAAATACATCCGCAAGACATACACCGATGAGATGGAGCGCGTCCTGAGAGGACTCTGATGGCAACACGCACACTCACCGTCAACCTGGTCGGCAGAACCGCCAAACTCGAAAAGAGCTTCCACAGGGTGGGCAAATCTGCGGACACCATGAGCGCCCGCATAGGTAAAGCCGCCCTCTTTGCCGGCAAGGGGATGCTCGGCATCGGCGCAGCTGCAGTCGGCGCAGCGATGGCACTAAAGCCAATGATCGACCAGGCAGCCAGCGTCGAGGAATCCCTGTCGAAGAACCGGGTGCTGTTTGGTGACAACGCCAAAGCAGTCGAAGCATTCGCAAAGACGTCACTCCAAAGTTTCGGAGTGTCCAGGCGGGCAGCCCTCGAAGCCACCGGCGTATTCGGTGCTCTAACCGCAGCAATGAAACTCCCGCAGGAACAAGGCGTCGAACTAGCCACGACCATGGTCGGACTTGCCGGCGACCTGTCGTCATTCCACGATGTGGGTGTCGACGAAGCACTCCTCGCGTTGCAGTCAGGTCTCCGAGGTGAAGCCGAACCGCTCCGCCGGTTCGGTGTCCTCCTCGACGCAGCGACGCTAAAGACGAAAGCCCTCGAAATGGGCATCATCGACAACGTCAAGAAGGCTCTGACACCACAGCAGAAGGCGCTCGCCGCCTACGAGGTCATCCTCGAGCAGGCATCGGTCGCTATGGGCGACTTCGAGCGCACCGCCGACGGAGCCGTCGGCCAACAGAAACTGCTCGCTGGCGAACTTGACCACATAAAGACGATGATCGGCGCAGCTCTACTCCCGGCGTTCACCTCGCTGGTTACTTACATGAACGAAAACGTCGTGCCAGCTCTCGAGGACTTTGTAGACGAACCGTCCGCAGCATCAGCAGGAACCTTGTTCGGGCAGATCTTCTGGGGAGCGTTCGGCAAAGAAGGACCCTCGACTGACATCATGGTCGGGACAGGCCCCACGGCGACACTCGACTACAACAAGGCGGGACTTGCCTGGTCGCGAGGCTTCTGGGACTTCGTCCAAAACTTCTTTGCTGCCGGCGGTCCTGATGGCGGAAAGAACCTCATCCCCGACGACGTGATGACAGCCACGGGCACCAAGCTCGAGGAGATGTTCGCTGAGATAGCAGCAAACTTTGGTGTCGACATCGCCGACGTAATCAACCGTGAAGGCCGGCGCAACGAACCATCAACGGATGTAATCAACCCGGAACTCTTCTCGGGAATCCTGGACGGCCCTCAACCGCCTACGTCTGGCCCGTTCTTCGACCCCTTCGCAAACATGAGGCCCGATATCAGCGGGCCGTTCGGACCTGAGAGCACCCTGCCTACTCTGTTCGGAGGGCCCCTGGCCGACACGGGTCCATCGGATGCTGCGTTAGCGATGGATGAGGTCAACGATGCAGCGCAGGCCGTCGAGGACGCCCTCGCTGTTGTTGTGGAAGCCAACGAGTCGGCCAAAGGAATCCACGAGGAGTTCCAGGACCTATCCACACCAGATCAGGACCTCCTCGACTGGCTCGCCAACCAGGGCCCCCAAACATTTGGCGGCACGGCAATGGGCGGACCACCAAACAGCCAAATCAGCGTCGTCATAAACGCCCCAGCGGTAACCGGCAAAGAAGTCATCGACGCTATGGACGAAGCAATCCGCCAAAACGGGCCGTTCTCTCGCCAATGGGTGCAATGACATGGCGACCGCTACTCACACCGTCGAAATCTTTCTCGACGGGTCCCGCCGCACCGTCACCTCCGACGTCCGCGCAATCCAAATCTCGTACGGCCGCCTCAGAGTCACCGACTCATTTCGGGCCGGCTCCTGCAGAATCAGCCTCAACAACCAGGGGAACACTTACGGGCCGTTAGCCGGCGGCACATACGGCGACGCGCAATGGCTGAACGCCGAAGTGCGCGTCATGACCTCGATCAACTCCCCCGGCGTGGCGACAACCCTGTTTCGGGGCCGCATCGAGGACGTCGACACCCTCTACCCGAACTCGAGAGACTCGACGGTCATCGTCAAAGCCCTCGACGGCATGTCGCTGCTGGCACGCACCGAACTCACGGACGTGACGTTCTCCCAGGAGGTCGGTTCGGTCCGCTTCTCGGCGGTGCTCGACGATTCCCAGGTCAACTACCCGGCCCAACCGGGGACACCGTCGACGTCGGACCCGACAACTCGAGACATTGACGCGTCGAGCATCACGATGCAGGCCGCGACCGTCGCCGAGCTGAACACGTCGACGTACACAGAGCGGCTGTCACAATCCGAGGACGGCGCAATCTTCGTCCGCCACGGCATGGCAGGCGGCGCAACAGTCACCGCCGGCGACCGAGGCGACATCCTCACCTACCGGAAACGGTACGCCGACTCGGGTGTCACCGGCCTGACGTTCGGGGCCGGCGACGGGACCGCCGACACCGAGCCGGCGTTCACGAACATCACAACAATGTTCGGAACCGAGCTCCTCTACACGCGGGGCGTCTACCAACGCTCAGGTGGCACCGACCAGATCTACGACGAAAACGTCATCGGCCAACCCGCCTACGGGATCAGAACTTTGGTGCGCCGCAACCTCCTCAACGACTCCGACGACGACGTGCTCACAGCCTGCAAGAACTTCATCGCCCTGCACTCAACACCGGCCCTGCGCGTGTCGAGCTTGGAGTGCAAGCCGTTGGCGCTCACCGACGCCCAGGCCGAAAAGGCCGCCAAGCTGACAATCTTTGACGGCATCCGCGCCCAGTTCCAACCCATCGGAGCCGGCGCAGCCATGAACCAGGTGCTGCGCGTCGAATCCGTCACCCACGAAATCACGCCGAAGGACTGGACTATGCGCCTGGGCACGTCCGGCAGCGGCGACACCGTGTTCCTGATACTCGACTCAGCCGACTTCGGCATCCTCGACACCAACAAACTCGCACCGTAAGGAGAACCCCATGCCGGCACCAGCTGGTTTCAAGACATTTGCCGCCGGGGCGGTGCTCAGCGCCACCTCAGATGTCCAGGTGTTCCTCATGGACCAGGTTTGCACCGTCTGGAACGACGCATCGGCCCGCACCTCCGGCCTGGGCTCGCCGGCTGAAGGCCAAATGTCGTATCTGAAAGACACAGACAAGGTCTACACCTACGACGGCTCAGCCTGGGCAGAGCTCGGAGCGTCCCCCGAGGACGCCAACACCATCATCGGCCTCGAAATGTTCCTCTAGGAGAACCACATGGCAACATACGCAAAACAGCTCCTGTCCGGCTCAACGAACGG